TATCACCTGTTTTAAAATTATTTTTTATTGCGTTTCTTTTAAATGTCATTGTTTTGTTTTTTAAGTTAGCTTACAATAAATTCATAACATGGGTCCGGGTCTTCAATAATCCAACATCCAATCCCCTCACATTCACATTCTGCTGTTTCAACAATCTCTGGTGGTGTTACCCCATCATACCAATCTCTTCTTCCATAATTGGGGATCATGTCTTTTAATATGAATTGCTCCATATCTTTATCAGCCCTTGTCTTGAACCTTTCAGTTGCTGATTTGGCTGCTAATATTTCCTGATCTCTTGTTTGGATTAAAAGCTCACCACTCATCTTTCCAAGTAGTATGTCTTCCTCGAATAATTTGTACTTACAGTAAGCCTCACAGGCAAGCTCATGACCTTTTAGGATTAATGGGTAGTAAGGTGCTTCTGTCATAAAAGGCATCCCCAAATAGTCTAAATAGACGTATTCTCCTTTAAAGTCTTGATTAAATACTAACTGGTCTCCTGTATTGAAATGATTAACAAATGGAGAGTTTCTTGTATCCCTGTTTTTTCTGTCTGTATAGACATCTCTTATCTTGAACACATTAACAGGTATCTCACAAAACTTTGGGTTTTCTTGTAGCACAGGAACTTTATGTTCTCTGATCTTGTAAAAAAATCTTTCATCAGCAAGTATCTCTACTTCTAATATCTGACACCACATCAATATCTCGGCCTCATAGATTGGCTTTGATTTTATCGACATGCGTAACCTACTCAAGATTTCTCTATGAGTAGTGTACATCATATTAATCATTTGTAGGGACATAACCTGATTCTTTTATGCTAATGTATTCATCAAATCTTTCTCTTGCAGCTTCAAACATTTTCCACCCTTCTCCAATGAATGATGCTACATACCGTTTTTTTCTTTTTCTCCATATCTCATTTTTCAATGAAACAAAGAGTATTGGGTCATTGCCTTTTCTTTTAATATCGTATTGATAAGTTCTTATTGTAGGGTCTGTATTCAGAACACGAAGAGTAACATAGTTTTTGTAAAATGCAAATGGTTGTTTATGTATTATCAACCACTCTCTTACTGTCTCAACAAAACACTCCCATAGCACTTCATTGACTTTTCCCGGAGTATAACCAGGATTGTCTCTTGCGACTTTGTTTAATATCCGTGTTATCTGATAAAAAACTCTTTCGTTTTTCTTTTTAACTCTTGCTGTATGGTCTCTTATTACCATCCTCTTTGTGCTTTTAAGATTTCTTGCTTACGTCTGTCATAGTCCGGTCCTACATTTGTAATGTCGATGCCAAATCTGTCTTGTATTGCTGTTGCATAATCACCATCCTTTACTACTGCATCTTCAGTCATCTCTTCATGTATTTTTTGTGTCCTGCTCTTCATGTTTGTACTTGGGACTTTTTCATCAGTTAAAACAGCATGCGTTGATGGAACAAGTATTGGCAGCCCATCTAATACAACAACATAATGAAGTATTACCCTGTTAGGGTCACCTTCAGGATAAATGGGGATTGAATAAGCCTTTTCAGTTGCAATGTATTGCTGCCCATCTATGAAATTATGATTCGCTATCTTCAAGCTCTTTATCATCTCTATTACCATCGTCTTGCGCTATTCCTATTGTTGTAAATACATCTTTTTTAAATAAAATCATTAATCTGTATGTTGATGCAACTTTTAAATCAATATTCATTACATCATTGGCAGTGTGGTCAGCAGGTAAAAGGTCTCTTTGGTCTTTGAATATCCCTCTTACTGTAATAATATCATTTTGATTTGATATTACACTTGGGTTCATCAATGAATTTCTAAATCTCCCTATCACTAAAGTGGTATCATCAACAACACCAAAGCTTTTTGTTATTGCTGTCCATGGATTGTCTTCTTTTGTGTCAAACTCTTCAGGAATGATATAATTAAGATAATATGTCTCATTTGCTTCCCTGACAACAACCTCTCTGACTACATTATCATTTAAGGCCGTTAATAAGGCCGGTATTGATAGTTCATAGTTAATTAGTGGCACAGTATCACTTATCGGAGAAAGTCTCTCTAACGAGCTCTCAGACGCCCCTATCATAAAGGTTGAATGTATTGATGATACATACCCCATTCTGTTAACATGTTCTCTATTGATTGTCTCTGTCAACATAAAAAGCTTATCAACAAGATACATCTTATCAAACACATCAAGAGTGTATTGGTATTTAACTAATTCTTCCTCTAACTGACCTATGTATTGTTCTACCTTCATAAAGAAAGGGAAGAGGTATTATCCCCTTCCCATTTTTTAAGTTTATTACGGTGCCCATGCAGCAACAAAATCATCCCAATCACCGACTTTATTTGCATCACCATAAGAATCATCAATAATGGCATGGAACAGCATACCTATATCATTATCTGTTCCAGTAACTAAAGTACGATCAAAGTCAGATGCTCCATCATAGATTTTATCAAAGAATTTAGTCCTTGGTATGTAAATAGTCAACCTTTGTTCCCCATAACCATAACCAGAAGCGGAATGCATGCTAGCATGAATATGATCTTTATGAACAAGTGTGATCCTTACATAATCTTCATCAAGACCCCTTTCATGACGAACAAGAGGATCAAGCTCTCCAAAATGCTTATGTGCAAACACTTTATAAACCTGATCAGCTGTCAATTGCTGCCATACCGTAACGGATGAATAGTTCTCAAAAGAGCCTTCAAAAGTTGCAAATAAGTTATCCGGTAAAACATAAACAGACACAGGTAGTGTTGAATAGAAAGATGTGAACTCTTCTCCATTCACATTACTTCCTACAGAATAAACATCATCACCATCAAATGCATTTATTGCAGTTGCTAATTCTACATTATCATCTGCTGCTGCACCTGTATCTGCTGTGGAAGCTCCATAATTGAAACGAAGTATAACATCATTATCAATATCATCTTTTATCATACCATAAGAAAATGAATGTTCATTCCATTGGTCTTCCGCTGTGCGTACTTGAAAGTCCCAATCCTCTGTTAATGATTTGACATAAATGCCATATTCACTAATAATGGTTGTTGCGGCTGCATTTGGCCTACCAACGCCATAAGGAACAAATACAAGACATCTATATGTTGTTCCAGTTACTAGTGACATTGGGATTACTGTAATGTCTAAATCATTGTTTACAATGGCTCCTAATGCATCACCAGAGCCAACAAGTTCATCATCACCAAAGTTAACTCCAGTGGTAACGCCAACTTCAATATCCATAACAAACTTACATCCTACCTCAAAGAGGTCTGTAAGATCACTATCTGAGTTAGCAAGAGCAACAAGGTCATAGACCATAGTCTCTCTATCGCTATCATCAAGGTAACCATCATCATCTGCTGGCTGCAATCTGGCAATTTTAGAGTAGACATGAAACATCTTGGGATAATATTCATCATTATCAACGCCAGGCTGCTTTCTTTTTGCATCAATAGTAAAGCCGTAATCATAAGAACATCCATTACAAGGATACAGAGGATTAAGGTCTATACCATGGACTTTCTTTGTGGCTATGTTCGGTAATGAAATACTAACACTGGTTCCACTGCCAAGAGGAATTGACTTCCCATGTTTTGGCAAAACAAGCTCCACATTGCCAGTTATTGTGTTATTAAAAACGTTAAGATTTGCTGCTGAGGGTGTGTTGAGCAGCACAGGAACATTTTGATATTTAAGATTTCCTGAATTTTCCATTTTAAAAAATTGTATTTAATTTTACTGTAAATTTTATTGTTGTTGTCCGGAGACAAAATTCCGAAACCGTTCGTCTTTTATTCTTTCTAAAAACCTTGCAACAACAACATTCTTTATTTTACTAAGCATTTCCGGATTGTACGGAGTTGAAAGTTCATTATACTGAATAAGATCAGGGTATGAATAATAATCAATGACAGCATATTGCCATGCGCCAGTAACATAAAAATGAGTGGCTGTTACGAACTCTGATATTAGGTAAGCATAAACCCTTTCATTCTCATCATCAGGCTTTCGGTAATACCTGTCTTTGATTGTTGGTAAAAGATTTTTAGTTGTCATCTTGACTTTTATGTCTGTCCCTATTCCCGTAGTATTAGACACTCCAAGATAATTCAATCTCAAAATGTTTTTAAATGGGTGAGAAATATCATTAACAATTGTTATGTTTGTTGTCCCTGGCTTTTTCATTGCAGGAAGAACCAACAAATTTGTTGATAAAAACTTAATAGAAAAGTCTCCTTGCGATAACACTTTTAAAGGAGCAAGGTAATGCAGTAAGTCGGTATCACCATCAATCAACATAACAACATAATCTAATGCTGATTCATTGATAAATTGTAATATCCTTTCTTGATCTACATAACCAGTGTACTCATTACGGATATCGTAAAGAAATGACTCTAAAAATTCTTTTCCATTATTAATCATTAAACTTCTTTCTTATCGTAATCAGATACTAATTTCCCTAATCTCTGTACTGAAGTAGCATTGTCTTTAGAACGTATCCATGACAATACTGATTCAAAAGAATCTCCGATATACTTCTCTTTGTTTTTACCATAGAAGTAAGAACCAGAACTAAATTGTATCTCTCCTAACTGAAGAGCTTTTAATACAAATAACTTTTCAGCGTTTAAGTCTCCATCATTATCCTTACACAATAAAACGTCTGATGGATGCTCTTTGCACTGTTTGTATATCTCTGATTGTAGCCTTGTAATACTTAATACATCTGGATCGATATTGCAATCTTTAATCAAATGATTAAGGAGTAATGCAATGTCTTTAAGTCTTCGTATTGAAGTATTGCTTTTGACGAATTGCATTGCGTCAAATTCAAGGTCAACCATTGTCAATTCATATTCTGCTTCTTTCTCTTGGTCTTCTACATAAAAGAATGTTACGTGCTTTTTATTTTCTTTCCGAGAAAAGACTACTTCTGGTTGAAGTACAAAAAAGTTATATTCAGCCCAATCTTTAGGATTTAGGTATGTTTTATTTCCTTTTTCCTCGACATAAGACAAGTCAAACCGTCTCCCATTTACGAGAGCATATGTAATGTTTGGATCAATGATATAGGGATCACTTCCCATTTGTAACGCTTCTTTTTGTTTTGCTGTTATCGTATCATCACCAGTCATTTGTTTTTCTGTCAATATATCTTGTTGGCCTGTTACAAACTTTCCATTACGGTCTTTATACACAGTGAACTGATACGGCAATCTGCGGTACAATGCGTCCAATGCGAAAATCCGAACATATTTTTCTACTTTTTCCATTATGATTTCTATTTATTATTGATTGTATGGCATGTATGTATGAATTATGTCACAGCGTCTGATGATACCTGTTTGCCATAGGAAGTGGTCTGATTGACCATCTACAGATGACGCCATTCCATCTCCACCACGATTGATACCATAAACAGAACCTTTTTTAGGGGGTCTTAGCTGAATAAGTTCAACAGTCTTATCACCAAATTCTGTGTTTCCTAAAGGAACAATCATTCCATCAAAGGAGCCTTTACGCTTACCATCTGATAGATACTTAGAGGGTCTTTCCGGACTGTCAAACCAACGTACACGCAATGGGTAAAGCTTAACACCCATATAGCTAAAGTACTTGTAGTTCATGTTAACACCCTTCTCATCGCCACGTCCTTCAACATTATTGTCTTGCGTGACAAATCCAGAATCATACATGAGCTTATGGAAGCCTGCAATGTTTTGGTATCCACCTGCGATAATAGCTTCCTTCTCTCCATTGTGGTTAGCCCTTACGTCTATCTCTTCAATTAAAGAATCAAGATATGCCATTGTCCATCCTTTATGTGTCATTGGCCTACGGATAGCACCATTATGACCATAAAGAAGTCCGTCACCTGCCATAATCTCTCTTCCTCTCTTGTCTGTCAGCATTGTCTTACCATCTGCCGATACAGTTGTTTTACCCCAAAGCAATTGATACTCGTGATACTTGGTAGCACGTTTCATCATTTCTCTGTTCGCTGCTTCGATATAAGTATAACGTGTTTCTCCTTTGCTGTTCTGAAAAGCATACCATTGTTTCCCATCAGAAGCCATTGCCTCTGCTGTACCTGAAAATGACATTTTAACTCTCTGCAAAGTAAGATAAGAATGTCCCCATCCATGGAAGCTATACTTCTCACTTGCAGTTTCCGAAAAGTCATGTTCATACAACGTCATACCAACACCTACTTCGCTACCCTCTTCTAAAAGAGCAGGGTCACAGTAGTCGTCAGGGTCATTCGTGATAAGCTTTACTTCATATCTCCAAACACCATCAACCTCTACAGGTTCTGTCTGATCGTCATAAATATAAAGTTGCGTTGTGTTGTCATTTAACTCAAGTGTCTCTTTTGGGCGAGCCCAGTTATTAGTAAGATAGATATAAAAAGGCTGCAAGCCTTTACCTGGTGTAGTGGTACCACCATATCCACCTTCAAATGTTTTACCACCTGCACTACGAGCAACATATATCTTACGTGCCATAGTGTTTGCGATTGGGTACATTACATGATTACTCTTAACGACCCTGAATTTGTTATTCCAAATCCCCTCTCTCACATTCTTTGTAAAATAGCCTTTAGATGCTAAAAACGCTGAAATTGGGGACTCATCTTCATCTTTAAAAACTTGCCAGACTCTTGAAAGAACATCTGGATTATTAATTGCGGCATTTACCAATGAATACGATGTGATTGATTCACCAGCAATGTCTGTCGGTTGTCCCGGTAATAGTCTCATTATTTAATTATTGTATTTAGTTTTAAACGAAATCCTCGGACTTAGGAGGTGGTGCGGTAGCCCGATATTCGCCTGATGTTTGTTTCCTTGATACTCCCATTTTTGACAATGCCTCTTCAGAAGTGTTATCTTTATGCTCCTTTAAGGAAAGGTCAAACTTACCGCTCTTAAGCTGATCGTAAACATACAATAGCTTGTAAAGCTCTTTAGGGTCATTAATGATCTTAAGAACAGGTTTTGGATAAACCTGTAATGGTTCGCCTTTGGCGTCAATAGACATCAATTCCTTGAACTTTTGATCGAATTTAGCTCTCTCGGCTTCGCCGTATGGTAATCCGTAAATGTCTTCGCTATCTTTTATTTCGCCTGTTGCGGTTTCTAATAGCTGATTTACCGTTTCTTTATTATATTTTTCAACATAGTTATCACTTGTTGTCTTTTGTGGCTGCGGTTCAGGATCAGTGATCTTTTCTTTTACGCTCTTCCACATTTGGTCTTTTTCAATTTTTGATTTTCCAGTAAGAAATTCATCAATGTCATCATCAGTATAAAGCTTCTCACCGTTCTCCTCAATCATTGATAGATACTTTTTAAGCCCATCATCAGAGTTGAGGTTCTTTAATTCCATCCTTTCCATCTTTTGCTTTAAGAACTCCTCTTGACTAAATCCTTCTGCTTCTTTTCTTTCTTTGTATTCTTTGATGAAGGGGTCTTCTTCGTCTTTTGGCTTGTTATGTTCTTTGATAGCTGCTATGGCTTCATCTTCATTTTCAAAGTCTACTTCTTCTGGTATTTCATATCCAAGTTTCTCCATGTACATTTTTAATGGAGGATCAGAGGGTTCTTCTGTAGCTTTTTCTGTATTTACTTGTGGTTCTTCTGAAGTATTATTACTTACAGGTTCTGGTGTTGGGCTATCATTATCATCCCCAACAAGGTCTTTGATGTATTCATCTGCTGTTTTATTTTCAGCTACATCTGTATTTTTTTCTTGTTCTTCCATGAAGTTAATTGTTTAGTTGTTTAACTTTTTGTTTGTATTTGTTTGTAACGTCTTTTTCCTTCACATTTAATTCTATCATTTTGAGCATTGCATCTAATTGAACCTGTATGGCTTTTATCTGCTTGTCAAATCTATTATCTTCTTTCTTGTCTTCAACTTCTCTTGCCTTGATAAGTCCATCTGATAAATTCTTTTGTTGTTCTAACTGCACGTCCATTGTTTTATGCCTGTCTCCTTGCTCTGCTTTTTGATGCGCCTCTTGTTGCTTTTGCATCACACCAGCTTCTTTAATTTTTAATTCAGCTTCTTTAATTGCATTTTTTTGTTTCTCAATTGCATCTTTGTACTGGTGCTCAAGTTCCATCAACTCTTTTCTCATTTGTGCTGCATTACTCTCTTGTGCTTGTGCTGCCTCTTGTTGTAACTTTATCATCTTTTCTTCAAGGGCTTCTACCTCTGAGGCAAACTCAATGATATTTTCTACATTGTAAAGTTTAGCAAGAGAAGATACTGTCATTGCTCCTTGTGCTGTTTGATTTGTTACAAGCTGTTTTAGTGTTTTTAGGTCTTCTTCTTTATCTGTGTTGTTATGGAGGCCTAACTCAATGTCCCTTCCATTAAAGAAGTTTTTGGGAATATATTCCATCACCCCATCATTACCCTCAAAAAGGTCTTCCTTGTCAATGAAATATTTTGCATAGAGATTGATTAATATTTCCAAGGCTTGTTTGAGAAACGTATCATGTCTATAAAAAAGTATTTCTGTTACTAACAATGTGCTTTGTTGAGACATCTTAAATGTTCCAACCTGATCTGATGATGTGGTGTTTCCAATAGCCTGTCTTGTCACTCCAATAATTCTACCTATCTCTTCATCAACAAATGATTTTATATTTGCAATAAACTGAATACTTGAAGACAATGAAAGATCAAATGTGTTAAACTGATTGAATGTAGGTCTTAAAATACCTTTTTTGATGCTTTCAAGTTTAGCAAAACCCAATTTAATATTGTAAAGCCATTCTTTTTCATCAACATTATCTGGCTTTTGTATCATATCAAACAATAGCGTTTTAGTACCACTAGTTGCTAACATCAATTCTTCATGATATTGAAGTAAATTATAAAACTCTTGCAATCCTTTTGTTGCTTTTATGTAGCTATAAGGTTTGTCATTTGGATGATTAAAAGTCGGACCTACTATTGGAAGCTTGTTTGTATGATAAGAGTCATTTGTCCAAAGCTGAACAGCATCTTTTCCTGTCCTTACAATATTGTCATTGATGATTACCCCTTTCCATCTTTCTAATATATATCTTCTTTCAATTACTTGTCCTTTTTTTTCATTGTATCTGACAACGTCTCTATCATAATATTCGACATCTGAAGCGTCTTTAGAGACCCATACACGACGTTTCTTATTGTACTGGTACATCTGCTCATCAAGAAGTATTTCATCGTCTTGAAGCCGTTTTATGAAAAATTTACCTGTATGCTTATTTGGGGTTTTTAACACCTTGATTTCTTTTTCATAAAACCACCAGACTCTATCAACACGAATCCCCTCACTTCCATTTGAACTATTTGAGTTCGTTATATAAACAACCTTATTGTCAGGGGTACCAATGAAATGATCGTTTTCAGTTTCTATACCAAACGATTTTTTTAACTTATCTCTTTCATCTTTTGTCAGATTAAATTCAGTTACTATTTGAGAGAAAGTCAAATATTCTGTAAATCCTGCCATCTGACAATCTTGAATAAACTCAACATCTTTTTCATTTGTATGAAATACAGTAGCGTAGTCTATTGGCAAAAAAACAAATTGATTAAGCTCAACATTATAATCAACATAATAAGCTTGTTTTCCTGTAACAAGTTCTGATGTGATATTGCGTACAGCTTTTTGTTTTATATTTAAGTCCTGTATGAAAGACTCTAATTTCTTTTTAGCTTTTGTCTCAATGCTACCAGTAACCCCAATAGTCTTTGATTTTTTAAGCCCTTCGATAATTTCCATTACCTTTTCTTCCATGAGCTTGTTATCCACTGACGCCATCTGAACTTGTAATTGTAACATTGGAAGTGTCTGAGCGATCTGTTGCTGCTGTTGTGCTTGTTCTTCTGTCTCTGGCTCTTGTTGTAAAAACCCTTCAAGTTGTTGTAATTGTTGTTGTAACTGTTGAAATGCGGCTATCTTTTGTGTATTTATTTTTATATACTCCCCCTCTGAAAGACGAAGCACTTCTTTAAAGAATATCTCTTGTTTTTGTTTTTTTGAATTTATATCAACAAGTTTTGGTTTAAACAAAAAAGGCCTTGTCGTTTGCCTACTTATCAAATAATTCAAATAAGTTCTTTGCTTTGGAACGTGCCTTACTTTAGCAGGGAGAGTATAATCACCATACTTGCGTAAATAATCAAACTGTGTTTCGTCAAAGTCATTATGAAAGTATCTCCAATATAGCTCTTCATCTCTTGATAAAGGTTTAGCCAATGTGGATGCATGTCGCAATATTTGCAACCTGCCCTTTTCCGATTTTGTCAATTCAGCTAAATTTATCATTGCCCAAAAGTATTAATCATTATGCCATTCTCTTCTTTATAACCAAAATTTTGTGTTTTTCTTTCAGGTTCACGAGTAGATTCATACACCTCATTCATCTTCACATATTCATGCATAGCAATGGTTGCAAGCGTTGTTGCTATTGTCAAATCGCAATTGTATTTTTTTTTCAATTTAAACATTCCCCATGCATTTAGCATTTCTCTGAAAAAACAGTTTTTTATGTTGTCATTATCTCCTAAATAATCTCTTTGCATAGACAAAGCCTCTGGCACTAAAGCAGCTGGATAACCATAACGGTTTGATGCTTCACTATTTTTTACAAGGTTACTGATTGTAAGTCCGGGCTTCTCCATTAACAAATGAGCAAACCCCATTCTTTGATACCATTCCATAATAAGTACTCTTGAATGTTCAATGAGATTCATTGCCCCATAAAGAACACATAGTTTTGCTGTATTTTCATAAAAAACATCCTTGCCGCCTTGTTCTGCTGTCGGTCTCTGAACAAGCATTGCAACATAATTATTATAAATGCCTACGGATGACAACCCACCATCAAGATACACCCCTTTTTTTATAGCAATAGCACCTTTAGAATCACTTGTTTCGCTATCATCTTGATCATAACTATCGGTTCCTGCCCAATAGAGGTCTGTAATTGGCCTTCCATCATCTCCGAGAACAGGAAGTTCTGATATTAAAAAATCTCCCTCATCATCAAGTGTTGCTGTAGCACCCTCCCATGGTCTTTTTTTGTCTTTAAAGTCAATACGATAGTTTCTTGCTATCTTAGCAACTCTATTATTATTGATGAGCATCTTTTGTTCAAGACACCAGCCTTTAATTGTGTTACCAAAATATGTTCCACCTTTAACTCCAAACATTTCCATTGGTGTTAGAGGTCCTGTTATTATTTCAATGAACCTTTCGTCCCCTTTTTTGTCATCTCTATCTTTTTCTATTTTTTCAATTGATTCTTTTTTTAAAGAATTAAAGTCTTTGTCAACAACTTCAAATTTCCATCTTGGAATAAATCCCGCAATTGAAACATCAGACTCTTCATAGATATTAGTAAACTCTAATAGTCCGTGAGACTTTGGATCGTACATCATTGTTTCAATATCATCAACACCTTCACCTGCCTTACCACCTGTTCCTATCAATGAAAGCCATCCTGTTTTTCTTCTTGTGGCTTTTAATGATGGTCTAATAAAATTCATTACCTCAATGACAAAACCCTTTTTCCATATCCCAACTTCCTCTAATAAAGTAAAAAATGGTGATAGCCCGGATAGTGCTTGTGTGTTATTTCTAGCTGTTCTTGCATGCATACTTGCACCAGTAAAAGCTGTCGTAAGTAACTCATCATTGTTTACTCCAATCTCTTTATAAAATTGGGTATTTATCATGTTGTTGATTCCTCTTTTAACAAAACTAAATGTGTTCTGAACATAGAAATCTTCCCCTGAGATTATAGCAAGCTGAACACTATGTAGAAATAAAAAGAACCATGAAAGGTTAGCGGCCTCTTCTTCACTTAATCCCTTTTGACGTGCTTTACCATACAAGTGATCCTTCTCTTCTATAAACATCCTTCTTCGTGTCATCCAGTTTTCCCATGAAAGGTCTGTAAAAAAAGGATTTTTCTCTATCTTTCTACCTTCCTCCTGATCATCTCTTTTGATTGTCCAAAAATTTAAATAATAATACATCTTTGGTGGTATCCAAAGATCGTTACCTTTTTGAATATATCTTAAATGTGGAATATATCTATCACCAACTTCAAGCTTAATACCATCATTTCTTAAAATAGGATGGTCAGGATCACAAATAACAATCTTTTCATCATCAGGAAAAACATCTCCACCATCTATAATACCATCTTTTACTGTATAACCATAGACACATCTGCTTCTTTGTACTTCCCACCATTGTTCATCTATGATTATCCTGTTATCATTGATAAATTCATAATATGCCTTTTTTTGTTTTGGAATTACATCTGGAGCATAGTTAAACAAGTCATACTCATGCGGCTTGTCTCCTCCATAAATTACCGGTGATGCTAATTTTGTATTCCTAAACTTCATGACTATACGTTATGAGGTGTTTTTACTGGCTTATCAAACATTCTTTTCATTCCTTTACTTACCTTTTTAGACGTCAATTCCTTTTCAACGATAGTCTTTAACTTTTCATACGTTGTATGCATTTTATAGAACGTCTCATAGACTTTCTGTTTCTCTTCGAGGTTAGATACCTTAAACCGTTTTTTTATTCTTACACGCTCTGTTTCACCGTTAGGAAGCTTCACGTCTACTTCTCTGTCAATAAAATCCATTCTTTCCATTGGTATCTCTGAAAGATGCTGATGTATCTTCTCTAAATCATCTTTTAACCTTTCGAGATTTCTTATTGATGGAGTTGTGACAATATTTTTATAGAGTTCAGCAAGCTTAGCTATCTTTTTGTCTTTTACATATTCACCCCAATGACCTTTAAGCATCCTGTTTGATATTTCATTTTCTCTCGCTTCTTGTGATAAGTTATCAAACAAACTTTCTGGTTTGTAAATAAAGTAAAGGCCAGTGATAATGTCTTGAAACTTCCATTTATCTTTTGTCTTATCTGATTTATAAACATCTTGAATTAGGTCAACCATCCACCCTTCTTCCGTAACCACAACCTTACTTTCCTCAATAGCTAGCATACAATTTAAAAATTAAAGGGGAGAGTGAATACCCTCCCCTTGATTTATACTATTGACCTAAAAATACACTCAACAGTTAATACCCCTTTCTCTATTTGGGGGTAAAACATATCATAAAACCATTTCATAACCTTCTCCCCATTTGTGACTTGAGGTGTTGTCATGATGTCTGTTGGAGAGGAACCAAAAACAAAACAGTTATCCTTGCCAATGTTTCTGTTTCCAAGGTGAAAATTAACTTCATTACTCATTGACAAAAAACCATTATAGGTAAACCATTTATATCTGATTGAATAGGTTTTAAATAAAGGCGTTTGCCTACTATCAACAACTAAAGAATAATTTCCTTGAACGAAGTTATTATGCTCAGAATAAAGATAGGCAATAAGCGTATCGTTATAAAGCAACAAGTGCAAATCGCCATCTTGATTTTTTAAATACCTAACAACTTCTATTTTTTGTTTCATTTAGATTTTCCTTTTTTTTCACAAATCATAAAAGAAACCAATTCTAATTGCTCAAGGCTAATATTCTTTGGAATGTTCTGTTCTGAAACACAAACAAATTTTTCATTTACATCTTGTTCTAGTGCTTCATTATAAGATACCCACCTTTTCTTTTGTTGGTCCAAAATGTTTTTGTATTTTTTTTCTATTTTAGCTTCTTCAACAGCAAATTCTTTTGCTTTTTCTGTTATTTTGTAATTCTTCATCCCAGGCTGACCAGGAACATCTTCGGTGATAGGATTCCCACTCTTATCCCTGTCTGAATACTTTTCTCTTAAAGCAAGATATTTGGACTTAAATTCCTTGTACTCTGGCAGCTCTTCTTTAATTTCTTCAAGAGTAGAGATTAACTCAACAATTTTGCGTTTGTTTCTAGCAAGTTCAAAAACAAAAGGAAATCCACTTAGGGTTTTCAGTTTCCCATAGTTGTCCATAAACTGATAAAGCTCATAATTTTTCATTGTAATACATTTTAATTAAACATTATGG